TGGGACTCCAAGAGGGTGCGCTGGTATTCTCTCAAAGACTCAAGTCGAGAAAGCTATCACAGAATTGCGCGCACTTGACGGTGTAATAATCTCCGGTAGTGCGGAAATGTTTGAAACACAAGTGTATAGCAAGAAGATATTGACAAACGAGCCATTACATCCCAAGAGTCCTATCAATTATATGCCAGAAAATTCGCAAGTTGAATATTATGGGTCGTGTCCTGGTATGTCAACCTTTCATTCGGATGTTAAGGTGTCATTGATTAGTGAGCATGTGACTGATGTTACAGGAGTGCCTAACACTTTTGGGCCCCCTATTATCAGTCCTCAATGGGAAGGTTGGCAAACATGTTTAGCCAATCTGTCATTACCGGCTGAACCATATGATCCAGCACTCTTGATTATGGCCATAGAGGATTATAAGTGTCCTCTCATACCCATTTTCAGGAGTGAGTTATGGAATTCAACCTGCCCACTAACAGACCATCAAAATTTATGTGGTATACCTGGACAAAAGTTTTTGGACCAAATTCCACTAAATACGTCCATTGGTTATCCATTATCTGGCCCTAAGAGAAATTACATTATTGAACTTGAACCAACAGAGGACAAGCCAAATAACAGAGTATTGGACGATGTGATCATGGATGAAATCAGGAGATGTGAAGAGTGTTACAAACGCGGTGAACGCGCGTACACGATCGCAAAGGCTTGCAAGAAAGATGAAATCCTCGATAAGAGGAAATGCCGTATTTTTTATAGCAATCCTATTGCGCTCACATTCTTAGTTCGTAGATACTTTTTGCCCATATTGCGTGTGTTACAATTTAACCCATTAGTATCAGAATGTGCTGTAGGCATCAACAGTCACGGACCTGAGTGGTCTGAAATGAGCAAGTTTGTCAAGCGTTTTGGTGAGGGCAGATTGATTGGCGGTGATTATGGCAAATACGACCAAAAATTATCATCTCAATTATTATTTGCTGCCCTTAGAATCCTGATAGATTTTGCCAAGGAATGCAATTATACCGATGAAGAATTGGCCATTATGGAAGCCATGACCGGTGACATTGTATTTGCTATTATTGCATACAATGGTGACCTTATCGGACTGACTGAAGGCACACATATCAGCGGAAACTCACTAACAGTCATTTTGAATGGTATCTGTGGTAGTTTGAACATGCGTTGTTACTACTATAGAGACACTCCAATTGAGGATAGTGACTACAAGGAAATGTTTCGCAATTGTGTGAGTTTGATGACTTATGGTGATGACAATATAGGTTCAGTACGAGAAGATGTGAATGATTTCACTATCAAGGGCGCTTCAGAATTTTTAGCCAGACATGGCCAGATATATACTATGCCTGATAAGGAGAGTGAGTTACAAGATTTCTTGCCAGCTGAAGACTTTGAATTTCTTAAGAGGAAAGATGTCTATCACGAAGAATTGGGCTGCAGCGTAGGTGCATTGGTGGACAAATCGTGCTACAAAATGTTGCATTGTTACATGAGAAACAAAGATTCTCCATTGACAGAGGAGCACGCATGCGCAGTCAATATTGATACTGCCTTACGCGAGTGGTTCAACCATGGAAAAGATATATATGAAGAGCGTAGATCACAAATGTGTGAAGTGGCGAGACGCGCAAATATTGCACATCTGTGCACACAATTGGATATTTCATATGAGTCGAAAGTTGACGAATGGTTGGACAAATACGAATAAGTCAACATTAGGGTTTCGGTGTTTCCCATAATAATTCCACCCCGTTTTCCCGATGGGGTTCTAGTGTATAGTTGAACAGGGATGTGTGTATATGGTTACCATGTGTACATCGTTTTGTAGATTGACGATATACATAGAGGCTTTGCACACACATAGGCGTCGTACCGCGACAGGTCCTATTTAGGACAGGGCTTGCCACCAATCAATTTACAATATGCTACACGGAGTGAGTGTACCTGTGGCATAATTAAATTCACTTACTAAAACTGAAAATGAAAAACAAAATAAAATAGAGCGCCCTGCCTTGCGAGATCGATCTTGCACGGCTTGCGCGAAATTATTACACTATATGAAGACGAACAAATTCATTGAAGGCGACGATCTAAGATTAGATAAAACAGTCAACATGCCTACAACATTGAGGGACATACCTCTTGATGTTTGTCCAACTTGTTCGTATCTCTTAGACCATTGTAGTTGTTCTTTTGAGACACACAGTGGCTCTGAGGGTATGAAGATTTTGGAAAATTCTATGAAATCTCAACAAGAAAATATCACTTTTCGTGATGGCGCAGAAGAATATGAGATAAATGTAGATAGCAATGTTGATCCAACACGTACGCTACAAGATTCAAATGAAGCTACTCTTGCTGATTTTTTCAAGAGACCTGTCAAGATTTTCCACGACAATTGGGTCGTGGGAGCAGCTTTTGATCATGATATCAACCCATGGAAATTGTATTTTGAAAATCCACGTGTCATAAATCGCATAGCTAATTTCAACCTGCTTCGTGCAAGATTGAAAGTCAAGGTTGTAGTTAATGGCAATGGATTCTTATATGGAAGAGCTATGGTGGGTTACCACCCAATGTTTGAATTTGATGAAGTTGGCAATTACGCCAATACACAATTTTCGTCTAAAATGATGACATCGCAGTTGCCAAAGATTTTCATTGATCCGACAATGTCCACAGGTGGTCAGTTGGATTTACCATTCTTTTGGCATGACAACTATATAGGTATCACATCAGGAGATTGGGACCGTATGGGCTCATTGCTCATCAGAACATTAACAGCACTAAAACATGCCAATGCGGCAGATGGTTCAGTCAGTGTTTCAGTGTTTGCTTGGGCTGAGGATGTACACACATCAGTGTTGACATCTGTGAACCCTTTGAATATGGTGGCTCAATCTGGTGAGGAAGAAGTTGATGAAGCTAACAAGAAAGCTTTCATTTCCAAACCTGCTACAGCCATTGCGAAAGTAGCTGGCTTCTTAACCAAGATACCAATAATCGCCCCGTTTGCTAGGGCGACACAATTAGCGGCGTCAACAGTGAGTGATATTGCGAAATTGTTTGGTCACTCAAGACCTGCAATGACGGCCAATCCGGTTCCAATGAGACTACAACCAGTGTCTCAGTTGGCCACATGCAATACGCCAGATACAGCTCTAAAACTTACGGTAGATGACAAACAAGAGCTGTCAATAGATCCTAGAATAGCCGGTCTAGGGTCTGAAGATCTATTGAATGTGAAATCAATAGCTTCGCGCGAAACGTACTTGACTTCATTCACTTGGGCGACTAGTACAGCTCGGGAAGCATTTTTATACAACTTCCGAGTTAATCCCGTTGCTTTTACGCAATCAGGTGATCGTTTCGCTTTCACAGCCAGCGCAGTGGCTGCACTACCCTTTGCTTATTGGACTGGAACTATGAAGTTCAGATTTCAGGTAGTGGCATCTGCGTACCACAAGGGTCGTTTGAAAATTATTTACGATCCAAATTATATTGCAACTAATACAGAATACAATATCAATCACATGCAAGTGATTGATATAGCTGAATCCCAAGATTTCACTATAGAAGTGGGACCAGGTCAAAAGAGGAATTTAATTCCAACATTGAAACCTGGTTTTGTGGGGCAAGGCAGTTCACATTCTGCAGTTGAGTATGCAACATCTACTGTTGATGCAAACGGTGTATTGGGTGTTTATGTTCTGAACGAACTAACATCACCAAACACTACTGTAAATAATGACATTTCAATCAATGTATTTGTATCAATGGGGGATGATTTTGAGGTGTTTGTGCCAGATGATTGGTTCCAAACTTTCACGTTTGAACCGCAGTCAGGACGAGAAAATGTACCTGATTCACACATGACGGAAGAGCCGTCAAAACCTGAACATGAAAATGCCTCGTCACTAGGACCTAAGGAACAAGAAACTTCATATTTGAATCTTGTCTTTACAGGTGAATCGATTCCATCATTTAGGTGTTTGTTGAAGCGATACAACCTGTGGAGGCGTGAGAATGTTCGAGGACCCAGTGGTATTGAATCTCAAAGTGTGTTACGCAGATCAGCGTATCCTCTGTTAAGAGGAGCACTACCAAATGCTGTTGACACTAGTGGAGCTGGAGCGTATAATTACGTAAACACAGTTCTAATACATTGGATTACAAATGCTTTCGCAGGTTGGCGAGGAAGCATTCGTTACAAAGTAATGTGTCATGGCGCTGGTGAGATGAATAGAGGACATATGTATGTCCAACGCCAACCAATAGGCAGATTCTCCGATACGAAATTTACATTTAATGGGTATGCTTCGCAGGATATTGCAGCAAAGTCTGCAATTACCGACAAGACAGGCAACCCACTCAAGGAGAACACAGGCCCAAATGGCAGTGCTTATGCTAATCTCGATATCAATCCAAATTTGGAATTTGAAGTCCCGTATTATTCCAATTATCGTTTCTTTCCAGGGAGAAACTTGGATTTTGCATCAGCCCACGAATATTGCGAGTCATACCAATTGACTTATTGTGGACCAGGGGATGATTACAATTATATTGACTTTCATGTAGCTGCCGGCGAAGACTTCCAGACTTACTTCTGGTTGGGGCTCCCACCTGTAAAGTGGGAGATTACACCTCCTGGTTAGGGTGTATTGGATTTTATCCTAGAGACAAAACTCGAATAAATGTAGTTTAGAGAGAACTAGAACTTTGATCTCTTTAGTGTACTGTGGCCGTACACGAGTGCTCATGTAAATGAGTATTATTTGGCCGCGCCGTATCTATTATGATTCTGGAATTTTTCCTTTGGCGCGTGCCAGAGGTTTCAAGGAGTCACAATTTTAACTAGCGTGGTCAAGGATTCTACTGTGAAGTAGAGTCAGAC